TTACGATATGATGACCATAAAGAAAAGGGACTAAGTCCGTTTTATGGGACATGTGATCTGATATTCTGATAATGGATAAATCATAATGAATGTAAATAGAATTTGGTGGAATAGATGTTTCATCAGAGAATGAGGAGAAACTTAAGTGAAAGAGATACAAAAATTATTTGAAAGACCGCTGCCATCTGCAAGAAGTGGACCTTTCTTTAATACATTTTCATATCCAACCAAGATATCACCTGAGTCTATTGCTGTGTATATTGCTGCGACAACTAAGCCTGGCGATACAGTACTAGATACTTTTGGTGGGAGTGGGAGCACAGGAATTGCTGCTTTGTTATGTGAGCATCCCACAGAACGAATGAAGGAATTAGCGATAGATTTAGGGGTAAATCCTTTTTGGGGACAGAGAAATGCTATTTGTTATGAAATAGGAACGTATGGATCTTTTGCTGCAAAAACTATAAGCAATAGATTAAAGGCAAATGAGTTTAAGAAAGCGGTTGCTGAATTTGTTAAGGAAGAAAAAGAACAGTTAATGCACTATTATTCTGCAATAGACCCTGATGGGAAAAGGGGAATGATACGTTATATCATATGGTCAGAAGTATTAATTTGTCCTTGTTGTGGTAAAGAAATATCGTTCTTTGAAAGCGGAACAAAACGTAATCCGGTTACTTTTGAGAAAAATATCATATGCCCTCATTGTAAGATGAAGTCTTCTGTTGATGAAATGCAATTTCAAACAGAGGAATACAAAGACGCCTTAACGGGGAAATATACAGTAAGGAAAAAACGTGTTCCTTCATGGGTTTATGGAAGTACAAATGGAAAAAATTGGGATAGACAGGCATTGCCTGAGGATGCGGAAGCAGTTTATGAAATTGAACTTGAAATGCAAAATATAAATGATTCGCCCAGGGAGATTAAATGGGGAGAATTACATAGAAGTGGTTATCACTTTGG